GGCATTGCCGGGCGCGGTCGTCCCGGCGTGGTTGCCGGGGCCTGATGAGCAGCCAAACACATGGAGCCCATATGAAAACCGAATCCCGCCGCAGCTTGCTTGCCAAGGTGCATATCGCCGCCAAGGCCCTGGGCCTGGACGACGACACCTACCGCGACATGCTGGAGGCCCTGACCGGCCAACGCTCGGCCGGAAAACTCACGGAGAAGCAACTGGTCCTGGTCATCACCGCCCTGCGCAAAAAAGGCTGGGTGGACGAGGACCCGCGCCCGGCCCGCAAAAAGCCCACGCCCCGCGCCACGCCGGGCACCGCGCCCTTGCTGGACAAGATAGGCGCGCTATTGGCCGATGCCGGCCGGCCCTGGGCCTACGCCGTGGGAATGGCCGCGCGCATGTACAAGGTGGAGCGGCTGGAGTGGGCGCGGCCGGAGCAGCTGCGCGGCATTGTGGCCGCGTTGGTGATGGACGCAAAGCGCCGGGCCAAGCGCGAGGCCGGACCGAACAACCAGGAGGTCAACCAGGAGGTCAACCAGGAGGTGCCCGCATGAACCACCAGAACGCGCCCTCGCTGGTACGCCTTGCGCCCGAGCCCGAGCGGCTGCCTGTCATGGCGCGCGAGCTGGCGGAAGTGGTGGGCCTGCGCAACGCCATGCTGCTGGTGGATGCCCTTGGCGGCACCACGTACCCCATCCCCAAGCGGGAGACAAAGCAGGGCGAGCTGCGCTTCGGCGAGCTGGCCCGCATTGTGGGCCAGGAAGCGGGCGAGGCGCTGGTGCGCCGCTACGGCGGCACGGACCTGTACATTCCCCGCTGTGCGGACGCCCTGCGCCGCGCGCGGGATGCGGCCATTTGCCGCGAGTATGACCGGCTGATTCAGACCATGAGCGGCAACGCCGCCGTGCAGCGCCTGGCGCGCGCCAATAGCCTGTGCGACCGGCGCATCTTCGACATTTTGAAGGGCACCCCGGCCCCCACGTTGAACGTGGGCGGGGCCGTGCAGCTGCGGCTGCTGGGATAACGCGAAACCGCCCCCGCATTGCCGGGGCGGTCGCCGGGGCGTGGTTGCCCCGGCCTGATGAGCAGCCAAGGGGAGGCCGGATGAAGAAAATCAGCGAAAACGAACGGGTGTTTTCCCGCCGCCACCGCAGCGGTGAAATCCGCGTGGATGTCGCCGGGAGCAAGGTGCTCCTCGGTCGCGTGATTAAAAAGGACGGCACTCCCGGTCGTGAGGTCATTGTCCCCGTTGAGGATGTCGCCACTCGCTGGCCGTTTCTGCCGGGCTGTGAGGAACACCTGTGAGCGCCCAGGCCCGTTACGCCACGTCGCGCGGCAAGCTCGGCAGCCCAATCGTGGTGGACTCCGAGTCCCGCCGCCCCGTGCTGGTGTGCCTTCGTGAAGTGCGGGCGGATGAGACCGCCGCAGGTACTGCTGCTGACGAGGCGGCCATGCGCATGGCCCGCATCATCGCCCAGGCGCTCAATCGCGTTGATGCCGAAGAACGTTGGCGCAAAGGACAAGGAGATAAAGGATGAGTGACAGACAGATAGACTTTGTGCCCGTGGAGCGGTGGACCAACGGCCCTTATTGCCACCGCGATTGCGACACGATCTATATCCATTTCGGAGGCGACTGCGTTTTGTTCCGCCAGCCCTGCCGCCGCACGCCAAAGGGCGTCCTGCGTTGCCAGGCCTGTCTCGACACGCCGGGACTCAAGGAGGGGGGCAAGTAGTCTTGCCCCGAAACCATGGCAGAACGCAGGCAAAAAGCAGGGTCCGTTTTGCTCCGAATTGGGAGCAAAGACCGCGCGGGGCGCGTCCTCGAAATTTACTCCGCCGAGCAATGGCCGGAGCAGCGCGAGGCCGACATCGGTCTGTATCGCGTGCGCGTCAACGATCGTTGGGTCGCCATTGGCGGGCAGCGGTACACATTTCTTACGCCCGAGGCGCTCGGCCAGCTCATCGCCCAGGAGCTGACCGCACCCGGCGCGCTGGAGGCGCTGGAGCGCCCCGCCCCGGCCATGCGCAAGGGCGACTGGGTGCGCTGGTACGGCCCGAACTACAGCACCCGCCAGCTCCGGCTGGTCAGCGACCCGGTGCTGTGGCTGGACGGGCAATGGCGCGTGCTCATTACCGATCTGCGGCTCGGCCGGCAGCTTGTATGCTGCAACGAGCTGGTGCTTTTGGACAAGTTTGGACGGGAGGTGAAGCCGTGATTGAGGTCAGCCATAACGAAAAGCAGGCTTCCACGCCTGCCCGCACCGACGCCGAGACGCGGGCCTTGCGCCAGGCCTACCGCGCCCTGACCGAGGACATCCCCGATGACGGCGCGCTTTGCGCGGCGGCCGAAGGCCTGCGCCGCGCCTTCCCCGGCATGTTGTGGGACGAGGTGAAGTCGTGATCTGGCGCGCGCTGGTCTTTTTCGACGTGCTGACCGTCGGGAGCTACGTCTACCGTGATCAGGGCGAAGCCGTCGCGTGGGTGGTCATCGCCGGCATCATGGCCATCCTGCTGCCCCTCGCAAAGGCCGTGTCGCACTTGGCCAAGATTGAAAGGCACCTGGCTGGGCAAACGGCCCTGCTGTCCAAAATCCTCAAGGGGTATGCGCGATGACCTTCGACACCCGCAAGGGCCTGCTGGCCAAAATCCACATAGCCAAGGCGCAGCTGGGCCTGGACGATGACGCCTACCGCGCCGTCCTCGCCGCCCACGGCGTGGAGTCCGCCAAGGACCTGGACATGCAAGGCCTGGAGGCGGTGCTCACCCACATGGAGACGCTGGGCTGGCAGGCCAAGACCGCGCGCACCCGCAAGAACGACAAGCACGGCGCGCCGGCCAACCTTGGCCGGGGATACGGCAAGGGCAACGTGAAGCCTTCCGACCGCTCGCTGCTGCTCACCAAAATCGAAGCCCTGCTGGCGGACAAGGGCGCGGCCCAGGACAAGCACGTGCCCTGGGATTACGCCGCCGCCATTTTGAAGCGCATGTACAAGGTGGACCGGCTGGAATGGGCCACGGCCGAGCAGTTGCGCGGCGTCATGGTGGCCTTGATGCAAGGCGGCAAGCGCAAGGGCGGGGCCATTCGCTATGACGAAGCGGGCCGCGCCTACATCCTCAAGTACCGGGGCGGCAAGCCGCGTTGGGAGCCGGTCGCCCCGCCGTCCTCCGAGGTGGACCATGCCGCGCCCTGACGCGCCCGCTCTTTCCCCTGCCGTGCTGGCGCAGCTGCCCGGCGTGCTGGCCCAAGTGGCGCAGGCCGCCGGGCTCAAGGCCGCCGTGGCCTTCGCCAAGGCGCGCGGCGGCGGCCGGGCCTACATCCCCGCGCCGCAGGCCCTGCACGGAAAGCACTGGCTGGCCATGGCCGTGGGCCTGGAGGCGGCGCAGGCCATCGCCAAGGCCCTGGGCGGCGGCGAGGTGGAAGTGCCCCTTGGTCCCTTCGCGGGCAACCGCGCCCAGGTTTGGGCGGCCATTGAACGCGGTTTGAAGGACGGTTTAGCGGCCGAACAGGTGGCGCGGCAAGTGGGCGTGGCGACCCGCACCGTGCGCCGGCACAAAAGCGGCGAGACAACGGGCGAGGGCGAGGGGTGGTGCAAGCTGCCGGGGATTGGTAGCTAGCTGGGAAGGAGACCTAGTTGGCGGGGTGCCTTACGATGTTCGATGATTTTCACCGCCTCGTACTCCGTTTTCAACCCCTCATCTGTTTGCATTTGAACCGTCTTGAGCTTGACCTTCAGTGTGTCACCCTTGGCGAAGGTGATCAAGCTGCGGTCTACCTTTCCTAAGAACTCTGCATCAGTGATTTTCACGTAGAACGGTGTGTTTCCATCGGTCAGCCGCCACTTGTTGTCATCCTTGAAACTGAGAGACAGGATCGAGAAATAGCGTTCCTGCGGCTCCTCGTCGATGGGCAGCCGGACTGGTTCAAAAGTCGGTTTCGCCAAGCTAGGCATGTCGCCTTTCGTGGCAAGATCAACCCGTGTTCCATCCACGTCTGCGTAGAAGGAATCAATCCCTGGGTTGTTCAAAGGGGAAACTGCGCGCGCCAGGGATTCTCGTACACCGCTGTCGAAGTAGAGGTCAGCGACGGGGTCAGGTATGTCAGCTGTTTCACAGTCGTCGAACTCTAGTCGCGTCTGTCCCTTATCAAGTGTTTTTCTGGCCTTGGGCTGCTTCCCGCGTGTTCTTTTCAGAACGCCAATCAACCCGAAGCTCACGGTTGTCGGATTTATTCCAAGAAGATTCAGAAGTTCGAGCGCGTCCCTTGCGGCGCTCCCTTGGGAGAACAGGCTCGCCACCTGCTGGCTGATTGTCTGCACAACTTCTAAATCGATCCCGAAGCATCCCCCGTGGAAGGCTTTCACCCGGACGGCGACAGTGCTTTTCTGGTCGTTTACGACACGGTTGGCGTGCTCCAGCAGGTCGCCGAACGCGAGGAGTGCGGGGGCAAGCTCCCGCACATCCATCTGGCTCCCTCGCAGAGCTTCCCCATCGTAAAAGACGCGAAAAGTCGCTTTGCTCATGGGGTTTCTTGTATCCACATGGGGTGGAGAGTCAACCCCCTGCCCCCCTGGCCTTCTCTGTCACCCCTGAGCTGCACAAAGATGCAGGCGTGGGCAAATCTGATGTTAAGCCACGTGAAATTACCGCAGATGTAGACGGCACAACGCATACTGGGCTGCTTGGCTCCAGAGGAATACGAAAGAACCATGAATGAAAACCCGACGGGCCAGAGCACACACTTACGGTCAGTATACTCGGCGGGGTAAGGGCACGGCGGCAAATGTTCACTTGACAAAAAAAATCCAAAAAGGATAATTGAGTAAACAGGAGGGTGAGTATATGATTTACAAAAGACCTGAAATTTTGGCGCAAGGCACTGTTAAAATGGCAGAATGCAAACCAAACAGTAAGCCGAGTGGAAGGCCCTGTAATCCACCAAGACCTACTGGTCGCTAACAAATAACAAATGAGCCCCCGGCAGAGCTGGGGGCTCATCAGGTTTGACTTTCGGTAAATGCTAGAAAGCCTCTGCTCGTAAACCGATTAAAGTTCAATGCCAAGAGGACCAACGGTTCGAGCTGTTACAGTTGGTATGAGGCTGCCCCTTTAGGCGGTTCAAGTTTTTCAGGCCCCGGCGCTCCGGGGGTACGCGGCTAACAATCAAATCAGGTGATGATAATATATGAGCAAGGCTCGTCGCCCAATTCTTAAGGTGTTTTGCTATGTTCTTTAAACAAAAATCAAACGTTATATTCAGAAACTATAGTTCGTTTGGGTACATAACGGACAACAGAAATTTCGGATACAAAAAAAATAACAATAAAAACGACATCGGGGACAAAATCTTATCAGAAAGTGGGGCAGTTTTTTTTTCAGTCTTAGATAGAAATCCACAAAACATTGATGTACTTGCTGAAAAAATAAGTAATCAATTTGTTGATATTGATATTAAAACAATAAAAAACGACGCTAGAGAATTTTATTGTATGCTTGAGCGTGATGGCTTTATTGTTTCTGGCGAAACAGTGCAAGAATGCGAAAATAACGACACAAGATTTTCATATAAGACATTGGAATACAAAACAGCAGCGCAATATTCTTATGCTGCTGTTACGCATCCAGACAAATCTACACAAGATTTTTTAGAAGAATACTTCAAAGGCAAGCCTCAGCTTACAAACATACATATAGAGATAACAAGTAAGTGTAACGAAAGATGTGTGCATTGTTATATTCCTCACGAAAACAAGACAAACGACATCGCTCCGGATTTGTTTTATAAAATTTTGAAGCAATGCTACGAAATGAAAGTGTTGCACTTGACATTAAGCGGTGGTGAACCACTGCTGCACAAAAACTTTTACAAATTTTTAAGAAAGTGCAGGGAGTTTAATTTCTCAGTAAACGTACTTAGCAATTTAACCCTACTGAATGATACAATTATTAAAGAGATGAAGGCAAATCCACTCTTGGGGGTTCAAGCTTCATTGTATTCCATGAATCCAAACATACACGATGAGATAACACAAACCAAAGGAAGCTTTGAAAAAACGGTCACGTCAATATTAAAACTGATTGAAAATGATATCCCATTACAGATAAGCTGCCCAGTAATGAAGCAAAACAAAAACTCCTACAAGGGTGTCATAGAATGGGCGAATGAACACAATGTTCACGCTGGTGATGATTATGTCATAATAGCAAAGTATAATCATACGACACAAAATCTAGATTGTCGCCTATCACTCAATGAAGTCAAAGAAGTGATCGCTGACAAAGCTGCAAACAATGCAACATATCTTGAACAAATGAAAATTGATGTTGAAAAGAAAAAGTTCAGCACCTCAAACGATTTTGTTTGTAGTGTTTGTAATTCCTCTATTTGCATTGCTGACAGCGGAAATGTATACCCATGTGCTGGTTGGCAGGATTGTATAGTTGGAAGCGTGAACAACACCCCACTAAGTGATATTTGGGATCATTCAAAAATAATTCAATACTTAAGAAATTTGCGCAAACATGACTTCCCCAGATGCACTCAATGTGCTGATAAGGAGTATTGTACCATGTGTATGGTCCGGAATGCGAATGAGAGTGCTAGTGGTGATCCTCTAGCTGTTAATGAATATTTTTGTGATATCGCAAAATTTAATAGGGAATTGATGCTTAAGCGGATGAAACTGTGACCAGTCACCACAAATTGTACCACTCATTTCTAAGACTAAGAGTAACATTTTGTGGAGCCAGGGGGGGGCAGATATCCTTCTCTTGACTCCCCCGCCCCCGCGTGCCATTCCCTGCATACTGCCTAATCTCCCTTCGCCCCTGACATTTGTCCGCGTTAGCGCGCGGCCCCTGCCCAAGTAATCTCGCCTCCACTGCGGCGCTTTGCCGCTCGCAACCCCTCCGCCTCCTCCCGGCCCCGCGCCGGACCGGGAGGGGGACCGAGGGAAACAGTGGAGGCTCTCATGGACCGCATCAAGGCTTACCTTTCCGCGCTGATTGACCGGCTGCGCCGCCGCTCCCCGCGCATGACCCTGCCCACCGTCCTCTCCACCGCGCTCCTCTTGCTGGTGGCGTCCATCGCCCCGCAGCAGGGGCCGGTTGTGCTGTACAAGCTGGCCGCCTGCGCCGCTGGCGGCTGCCTGGGCTATCTGCTCGACGTGGCCGCCTTCCCGTACGCCAAGCCGTCCGGCTATCTGCGCGTGGACTGGCAGGACGTGGATAACTTCGAGGACAATAGGCCAGACTATGGTTTTGCGCTCGACTGTGAGCTGCCGTTTCTTGTGGCCTGCTGCCGCCGGGCGGTCATCATCGCCTGTTGCGTGCTGGCCGTGGCCCTGGCGCTGTAGGAGGCGGGCATGCGTCGTTGGCTCGCCGCGCTTATCCGCCGCATTCCTGATTCCTGGTGCCTGGCTGCTGGCAAGGTAATCGGCTTTGTTGCGCAGATGGTTGCAATAGGCTTCTGGCTTGGCGTCGGCTTTACGTTTGCCGCCCTGCTGGTGCTCTCGTGGTTCTCCACCGCCCACGCCGAGACCATCCCCGCCGCCGCCCAGCGGTACCGGTCCGAGGTCATCCGCGCCGCCCGCGTGGAGGGCGGCCTTTCCGCGCCCGTGGCCGTGTTTGCGGCCCAGCTGGAGCAAGAAAGCGGCTGGAATCCCGAGGCGCGGAGCTGGTGCGGGGCGTCCGGACTCGGACAGTTCATGCCGGCGACGGCCAAGGACATGGGCCGCACCCGTCCGGACCTTGGCCCGGCTGCGCCCACCAATCCCGGCTGGGCGTTGCGCGCCCTGTGCGCCTACGACCTCTCCCTGCTCCGCGCCGTTCGGGCCCGCACCACGGCGGACGCCTGGGCCATGGCCCTTGCCGCATACAACGGCGGCCTCGGCTGGGTGCGGCGCGACGCCGCGCTGGCCGCGCGCAAGGGCCTGGACCCCGGCCGTTGGTGGAACAGCGTGGAGACCGTCAACGCCGGGCGCAGCCTGGCCGCCAAGCGCGAGAACACGGGCTACCCCCGCGCCATACTGCTCAAGCGGCAGCCCAAGTACCTGGCCTGGGGACCGGGCGTGGATTGTACGGGGGTGCGCTGATGGACCTGACCTCTCTGACCACCAAGGGCAAGCTGGCCCTGGGCCTGAGCCTTGCCCTGGCGTTGACGTTGCTGTTCGGCTGGCTTGCCGTTAGCCGGGCCAACGTGAAGACCGATCTAGCCCAGGCCGAAGCCAACGTGGCCACACTGCAAGGCGCAAACCGCGCCAAGGCCAGGGCAATCGAAGAGCTGCGGAAATACGCCGAGGCCACGGATAAAGCCCTGACCCAGCGCGACACGGCTTTGCAGCAGATAACCGCGCAGCGCGCCGCGTTGCGCCAACAGATGGAAGAGGTGATGCGCAATGATTCGAGTGCTCGTGCTTGGGCTGATGAGCCTTTGCCTGCCGCTGTTCGCCAGCTGCTCCGCTAAACAGATTGTCACCGAGCCGGAGGTGATCCGTCTTGCCCCGCCCGCGCGGCTGGTGCAGCCCACGCCGGAGCCGCAGTGCCGCAACACGGCCCAAACCAACGGCGACCTGCTGCGCTGCTACGGCGAGTATCAGGACGCCCTGCGCGCCGCCAACGCGGACAAGGCGGCGCTCCAGCCGCTCGCCACGGAGGCCCGCTAATGGACTGGGGGGACAAGATGCTCAATGTGTTGTCGCTGGCGCTCGTTGTTGTCCAGGGGGGGCTGGCCTGGGCGCTGTGGAGCCTGCGTAAACAGTTCGTCGGGCAGGACGCCTGCGGCGAGCGCTGCCAGGCCATGGCGGACAGGCAGGCCCAACTTGCCCAGGCCCAATCCAAGCTGGAGCAGGCGCACCAGGCCCTGCCCGACGCCGCCGAGGTGCAGGCCATGGCCGTGCAGCTGGCGGAGATCGAAGGCAGCATCAAGGCTGTGGCCGCCACCGTGCAGGGTCAGGCGGAAATAATGCAGCGCATCGAGCGGCCGCTAAACCTGCTGCTGGAACATCACTTGCGAGGTGACAAATGAGCTTTGACAAACTGTTGTCCGAGGACCGCCGGCTGACGGTCCTGCTGCTGCTGTCCAAGGACGCCGGCTACCGATTAAACGCCTACGTGCTGCGCCCGGCGCTGGACGCCATGGGCCACACCGTGAGCCTGGACCGGGTGGAAAGCGACCTGGCCTGGCTGGCCGAGCAGGGCCTTGTCACCGTGGAGCGCGTGGAGGGCGTCACCGTGGCGCGCCTCACCCAGCGCGGGGCGGACGTGGCCGCCGGCCGTTGCGGCGCGCCCGGCGTTAAGCACCGGGAGCCGGGGGCCTAGGCCATGCCGCGCAAGTCCACCGTCCGCCGCCTGCCGCCGGAGCTGCGCGAGCAGATAGGGGCGCTGCTCGACCAGGGCCGCACCCTGGACGAGATAACCGCGAACCTGCGCCAGCTGGGCGCGGAGGTCTCCCGCTCGGCCCTGGGCCGGTACAAGCAACACCTGGACAAGGTGGGCGAGAAGCTGCGCCACAGCCGCGAGGTGGCCGAGGCGCTCATCGCCAAGCTGGGCAACGCGCCGGAGAGCAAGGCCCTGCGCCTCAACGTGGAGCTGATGCACGGCGTGCTCATGGACCTGGCGCTGAACGCCAACACCAACGAGGAAGGCGAAGGCGGCGAAGGGGCCGAGGGCAAGGCTGTGACCCTGGAGCCCATGGGGGCCATGCTGCTTTCCAAGGCGCTGGACCACTTGGCGCGGGCCAGCAAGGCCGACGCCGAGCTGGTGGGCAAGATCAGGGAGCAGGCTCGAAAGGACGCCGAAGCCAAGCTCGACAAGGCGGTCAGCGCCGCCACGGGCGAGGCCAAGCGCGACGCCGCCCTTACGCCAGAGCAGGTGTTGGAGCGCGTGCGGGCCATCTACCGGGGCGAGGCCTAGGCCGTGGGCGGCATCCTCTATCCCTACCAGCGCCGCTGGATCGACGATCCCGCGCGCTTCAAGGTGGGCATGTTCGCCCGCCAGACCGGCAAGACCTTCACCAACACCCTGGAGATTGCCGAGGACGTCCTGGCTCACGACGTGGCAGGCACACGCACGCGCTGGGTCATTCTCTCCCGTGGTGAGCGCCAGGCTAAAGAGGCCATGGATGAGGGCCTCAAGCTGCACCTGCGGGCCATGGGCGCGGCCTTTGAGGCGGTGGAGGGCGATTCTGGTTACCGCTACGAGGACGGCTCCAGCATCAAGGCGCTTGAGGTCATCATGCGCAACGGCTCGCGGGTCACTGCCCTGCCCGCTAACCCGGACACCGCGCGCGGTTTTTCGGCCAATGTGCTGCTCGACGAATTCGCGTTTCACAAGGATTCCCGCGCCATCTGGAAGGCGCTCTTCCCGGTCATCTCCAAGCCTGGCCTCAAGCTACGCGTGGTCAGCACGCCAAACGGCAAGGGCAACAAATTTTACGACCTGGTGACTGGCAAAAATGACCGCTGGAGCCGCCACATCGTGGACATCCACCAAGCCGTTGCCGAGGGCCTGGAGCGGGACATCGCCGAGCTGCGCGAAGGCTGCGACGACGAGGACGCTTGGTTGCAGGAGTTTGAACTCCAATGGCTCGACGAATCCTCGGCCTGGCTGCCGTATGAACTCATCAACGCCTGCGAACACGACCGCGCCGGGCAGCCGGACGCCTACACGGGCGGCCCGTGCTTCGTTGGCGTGGACATCGGCGCGCGGCGCGACCTGTTCGTCATTTGGGTGCTGGAGGCAGTGGGCGACGTGCTCTGGACGCGGGAGATCATCTCCCGGCGGCGCATCACCTTTGCGGAGCAGGACCGCCTGCTCGACGCCGTGTTTGAGCGCTACCGCGTCACCCGCTGCTGCATGGACCAAACCGGAATGGGCGAAAAGCCCGTGGAGGATGCCAAGGCCCGGCACGGCAGCTTGCGTGTGGAGGGCGTGCTGTTCACGGGGCCGAACAAGCTCACCCTGGCCACGGCAGGCAAGGAATCTTTCGAGGACAGGCGCATCCGCATTCCCTTGGGCGACAAGGACGTGCGCGCGGACCTGCACAAGCTCCAGCGTGTAGTCGGCCCTACGGGCAGCCCGCGTTTTGTGGCGGAGTCTGACGCTGCGGGCCACGCGGACCGCGCCTGGGCGTGCTTCCTGGCCGTCAACGCCGCCGCCCAGCCCGTCGCCCCCATTGAATTCCAATCCCTGAACCAGCCGCGTTTCAGCACGCGCCTGTCCGACTACTAGCCCGGAGGCATCATGGCCGAAGCCGCACCCAACACGCCCGCCAAGCCCAACATGGCGGAACTGAAACAGGAAATCGCCACCGTCGAAAAGGACATCCTGTTCCCGGCCTTCGACGGCATATTGCGCAACCTGGCCGACGACACCTTGCTCACCCGGGGCGGCGGCGAGGGCCTCAAGATCTATGACAACCTGGAGCGCGACGGCTCCGTGTACGGCTACCTCGGCAAGCGCAAGCTGGCCGTCACCGCGCGCCCCTGGGAGGTGGTTCCCGGCGGCCCCGGCCGCAAGGAAAAGAAAGCCGCCGAGGTGGTGAAGGCCATGCTGGATACCGTCGGCTTTGACCGGCTGTGCAAGAACCTGATGGACGCCGTGCTCAAAGGCTACGCCGTGGCGGAAATCCTGTGGGACACGGACGGCGCGACGTACTTCCCGCGCGAGATCAAGTCCAAGAATCAGCGCCGCTTCCACTTCGCCGTCGACGGCAGCCTGCGCCTGCTCACCCCGCGGGATATGTACCAGGGCGAGCCGGTGCCGCCGCGCAAGTTCATCGTGCACACCTTCGGCGACAAGGACGGCAGCCCCTACGGCCTGGGGCTGGGCACCCGGCTCTTCTGGTACGTGCTGTTCAAGCGCGAGGACTTCCGCTCCTGGCTGCTCTTTCTCGACAAGTTCGCGTCGCCCACGGCCGTGGGCAAGTACCCGCAGGGGGCGCAGGCCCCGGAGCAGCAGAAGCTGTTGGACGCCCTGGGGGCCATCGCCCGCGACGCCGGGGTCATCATCCCCGAGGGCATGGCCGTGGAGCTGCTCGAGGCCAAACGCTCCACGGCGGGCAGCCACGAGGCCTTTTGCCGCTACCTGGACGAGCAGATAGGGCTCATCATTTTGGGCGACGCGCCAAGCGCGAAGGATTCCGGCGGAGCGCTGGCCAGCGCGGCCATACTGCGAAACGAGGTGCGGTTGGAATTGGTCGCCGACGACGCCGACCTGCTTTCGGCCACGCTGAACAAGACCTTGCTCACGTGGATCACGGAGCTGAATGTGCCGGGGGCCATCCCGCCCACGGTGTGGCGCGACGTGAAGCCTGCGGAGGACCAGACCGCGCGCAGCGAGCGCGACAAAAACCTGGGCAGCCTGGGCTACCGGCCCACCCTCAAAAGCGTGCAGGAGACCTACGGCGGCGAATGGGAGCCTTTGCCCGGCTTCGGCCAGGGCAAGCCGGGCGGCGCGCCGGCCAACGTGCAGCAGCCCGACGGTGCGGACGCCTCGGCTTTCGCCGAGCCTGGCTTTGCCGAGGGCGGCGTGGCGGGGGGCTACCCGGACCAGCTGGCGCTTGACGACGCGGCGGACAACCTGCCCGCCGACGAGTTGGACGCGGCCATGCGCGCGTTGCTCAAGCCCGTGGTGGCCTTGCTGGCCAAGGGCGGCGACGCCGAGGACGCAATGACCAGGCTGGAGGAGATTTACCCGGACCTGGACGCCACGGGGCTTGCCACCATGCTGGCCCGCGCCATGTTCGTGGCCAAGGTGTGGGGCAGGCTGACGGCGGACGCGGGCGAAGGGGCGTAAGCCATGGCGTACGTACGGACCTTCATTGTTTATCCCTGGGCCTTGAAGTTCGTAATGGATTTTTCGCGGCCCTGGGGCTGCCGGATGCACGGCGGCCGCATAGCCCGCTTGGCGTGGTGTTGGGGGCAGGCGGAGAGCCGGCGGGACTTTTTGTTTTTTCGGCTGCTCGTCCTCGGGCCACTCGGCATCATGGTGGGCAGGATCACGCACATAGGCGGCGAGGGCTAGCCTCATGCCTGAAGCCCTGAACCTCGCCTATGCCCTGAAGCTCCCGCCCGAAAAGGCCATCGCCTACTTCGAGGCCAAGGGCTACGCGTTCTCCTGGGACTGGCGCGAGGTCTGGCAAGAGGCCCACGCCCAAGCCTTCACTGTGGCTGGCGTACTCAAAAGCGACGTGCTGCAAGACATCCGCGCGGGCGTTCAACCGGCGTTAAAGGAAGGCAAAACCCTCTCTCAATTCGAGCGCGAGTTAACGCCGCTGCTGCAAAAGCGCGGCTGGCTGGGCAAGGGCGAGGTGCGCAACGCGCTGACCGGCGAGGTGGAGGGCCGCCGCCTGGCCCCGCACCGCATGGCCACCATCTACCGCACCAACATGCAAACCAGCTACATGGCCGGGCGCTATAAGAGCTTTGTGGAGAACGCGGCGGCGCGGCCGTACTGGGAGTATGTGGCCGTCATGGACGCCCGCACCCGGCCGGAACACGCCGCCCTGAACGGCCTGGTCTTTCCCGCCGGTGACGCCTTTTGGAATTCGTATTGGCCGCCCAACGGCTACCGCTGCCGCTGCCGGGTCAGCGCGCTTACCGCGCGCGAGGCCAAGGCCGAGGGCACGCGCCTGGAATCGTCCGAGGGACGCATCACCGAGAAGGAAGTGCCGGCCGGGCGCGCCCGCCCTGGCCAGCCCGCGCCAAAAGCCAAAGTGGCCGCCTTTGAGCTTCGGCCCGGTCTGTCCATTTCGCCGGACGCGGGCTTTTCGTACAACCCCGGGACGGCGGCCTGGCCGGAGCTGCAAAACGTGCTGGCCCGCAAGATGGAGGCCGCGCCCCAACGCATAGCCTCCGGCCTGGCGCGTGGGCAGGCCATGGGGCCAGGCTTTCAGGCCTTCCACGCCAACCCGCAAGGCGATTGGCCTATCGCCAAACTGCCGCCCGAGGACGCCAAGGCCATAGGCTCGCAAACGGGCACGGTGCTGCTCTCCGCCGACACCATGCGCAAGCAATTGCGCGAGCACGCGGAGCTGGCCCCGGAGGAGTACGCGCAGGCCCAGGCGGCGATAGATGCCGGGGCGAAGGTGCGGGATTCCGCGCACTCCCTGGTCTACATTCTGGAGGAGACCGGCGCGGAGAGCGGTGGTTACGTGACCGTGGTCAAGGCCACCCGCACGGGCGAGTCCGTGTTTTTGACCAGCCTGCGGCGGCTTTCCACCAAGGATGCGAAGCGGGAGCGGGAGATTCAGCGGCTGTTGGACAATGCCAAGCGAAGGAAGTTTTAACGGGCGGTGGGGCCTACCTTCCGCTTGCGCGGGAACCCCACATGACGCTCCGGCGGTTGCCCGCCGTGCTACGGCCGGTAGAGTGTCACCGTGTCACACCCGTTATGTTCGCCATATAGGGCGGGCAACAAAGGAAGTCAAATGATTGATGCCAAACTTGATTCCGCCGTGGTGCAGCGCGCGCTGGAAATGCTGCGCGTAAGCTGCCTGGACGCCTCGCCGGTCATGCGGGTCATCGCGGGCGACATGGAGCGCGCGGTGGAAAAGAACTTTCAAAGCGAGGGCCGCCCGGCCTGGCTTGGCCTGGCCCCCGGCACCATAGCCGGGCGCGTGAAGCAAGGCACCTGGCCGGGCAAGATTTTGCAGCGCACCGGCCAGCTGGCCAGCAGCATAGAGGCGCATTCCGATTCCACCAGCGCCACCGTGGGCACCAACCTGGCGTACGCGGCCATCCAGCAGCTGGGCGGCAAGACCAAAGCGCACACCATCGCCGCGCGCAAGGGCAAGGCCCTGGCCTTTGGCGGCATCTTCCGCCGCTCGGTCCACCACCCCGGCTCCAAAATCCCGGCCCGGCCCTTCCTGGCGCTGGACCATGACGACGAGCGCCAGATCGAAGAGTCGGTGCTGCTGTTTTTGACAGGGCGGATGTCCGTTCTTTGACCAGGGGCGTACGGCGGTTTGGCGCGCCTTGGGCGCACAACTCCCGCCGAAAACCATTAAACAACGGGTTAAACGCCCCTGGTGCATTTTTAACGCCCCTTGCGCGCCCGACCGCACCCTAGCTGACCAGGGCTTGCAATCCCTTCCGGTTTCGGCATAGGGTCGCGACACCCTCCTTTCAACAAAAAAACCCCAGGAATCTTACTCCCCCGGACATTTGTCCGCGTTATGCCGCGCCGTGCCATCACGCATGATGCGGCCATGAAGACACCCGCACCCATCCACATCTTCCGGGCAGGCCAACACACGGACGTCAGCGGCAAGACCCTGGCCTTCGGCGAGGCGGACCTGGAAGCGTCGGCAAAGGCCTACGACCCGGCCCTGTTCGAGGCCCCCCTTGTGGTGGGGCATCCGCAGCTCGACGCCCCGGCCTACGGCTGGGTCGAATCCCTCAAGTTCTCCCCGGACGGCCTAACCGCCGCCCCGCGCCAGGTGGACCCCGCGTTCGCCGAGCTGGTGCGCGCCGGCCGCTTCAAAAAAATCTCCGCCTCGTTCTACCTGCCCGACTCGCCCGCCAACCCCGCGCCCGGCGTTTTCTACCTGCGCCACGTGGGGTTCTTGGGAGCCGCCGCCCCGGCGGTGAAGGGCCTCAAGCCCGTGGCCTTCGCGGCGGGTGAGGAGGGCGTGGTGGAGTTTTCGGCCTTCGCGGAGGGCGACGCCTGGGCCGACCGTCAGAACGCCAGCCTGTGGCGGCAGCTGCGCGAGTGGCTCCTGGCCAAGTTCGGGCAGGAGGACGCGGACAAGGCCGTTGCCCCCTGGCTGGTGGAGAGCGTGGAGGACGCGGCCCGCAAGGAGCTGCTGACAACCCAGCAGGAAAACCAGAACAAGCCCGCGTTCGCCGAGGGCAACGCGGCCAAACCCAACTTTGAGGAGGTCAATGTGGACCAGAAGGAAAAAGAGGCCCTCGCGGCCGAGCGCGCCAAACTCGCCGAGGAGCGGGCCGCGCTGGAAAAGCAGCGGGCGGAGTTCGCCGAACGCGAGACCAAGCTGAAGGAAACCGAGGCCGGGCGCATCCACACCGAGCATGTGGCCTTCGCCGAGAACCTGGTGAAGGAAGGCAGGCTTTTGCCCGCCAACAAGGAGGCCACGGTGGGCCTGCTGGACAGCTTGGCCAAGAGCGGCGGCTCCATGGAGTTCGCCGAGGCCGACGGCTCGAAGAAGACGGTCGCCGACGTGGAGGCCCTCAAAAACATGCTGTCCGCCAGCCCCAAGCTGGTGGCGTTCGGCGAGCTGGCCACGGGCGACCTGGACGCTGGCGGTTCGGCCAGCTTCGCGGCCCCGCAGGGCTACACCGCCGACCCCGAACGGCTGGAGCTGCACGGCAAGGCCTTGGCCTACCAGACCGCGCACCCCGGAACCGACTACACGGCGGCCCTTGCGGCCGTGGGAGGCAAGTAAATGGGCAAGCAGTGCACCACCCTTATGGCCCTGCCGGTGAAGGCCGCCGGAGCCGTTGACGAATACAGGTTTGTCACCGCCACGGGCGCGCAGGCCGGAGCCGGAGCCAACGCCCTGGGCGTGTCCGAGTTTGCCGCCGCCACCGGAGAAATGGTGAGCGTGGCCAACCTGGGCACGGCCATTGTGGAGGCGGGCGCGGCCATCGCCGCAGGGGCCGCCGTCCAGTCCGACGCGGACGGCCGGGCCGTCACCAAGGACGCCGGGGCCACCGTGGCCCGCACGCTTGAGGCCGCCGCCGCAGCGGGCGACTTCATCGAAGTGGCCCTCATCCCCAACTAACCGGCCGCCCAACTGGCGGGAAAGACAAGGAGCAACACAGCAATGATGAATTCCTCCCAGGTGCGGGTCATAGACCCCATTTTGACCACCGTGGTCCAGGGATACAAAAACGCCGATTTCGTCGGCTCCGCCCTGTTCCCGCGCGTTCCGGTCTCCGTTGCCGGCGGCAAGATCATTGAGTTCGGCAAGGAGCATTTCTTGTCCTACCAGACCCAGCGCGCCCCTGGCGGCACCACCAAGCGCATCACCTTCGGCTACCTGGGCAAGCCCTATTCCGTGGAGAATCATGCCCTCAATGCCCCGGTGCCGCGCGAGTACATGCGCGACGCGTCCAAGGTGCCGGGCATCAACCTGGGAACTCGCGCTGTCAACCTGGTCATGCGTGTGATGGGTCTGGGCCTGGAAATCCAGCAGGCCTCCCTGGCCACCGACGCCAGCCAGTACGGCGTAAACAACAAGGTCACCCTGTCCGGCACGGACAAGTTCAGCAACGACGCGTCCGACATCTTCGGCACCTTCGACGACGGCAAGGAGGCCGTGCGCTCCGCCTGCGGCATGTACCCCAACGTGGCCCTCTTCGGCCCCAAGGCCTTCAAGGCCACGAAACGCCACCCCAAGGTGGTGGACCGCTTCAAGTACACCAGCAAGGAATCCATCACCGCCGACATGCTGGCCGCCCAGTTGGACCTGGACAAGGTCGTGGTGGGCAAGGCCGTTATGGCCTCGGACGCCGGAGTCATGAGCGACGTGTGGGGCAACTACATTGTGCTGGCCTATGTGCCTGGCCAGGTCTCGCAGATGGAAGAGCCCAGCTACGGCTACACCTACACCTTGGAAGGCCACCCCATCGTGGAAACGCCTTTCTGGGACAAGGACGCCAAGAGCTGGATCTACGGCGTCACCGACGAGCGCGTGCCGGTGCTCTCGGGCATCGCGTCCGGCTTCCTCATCATCAACCCGGACTAGGAGGAAACGGAACCATGCCCATCTATCCCGTGATCGAACCCCTGAAGCACGACGGTCAGAGCTACGGCCCTGGCGACACCGTGGATATGGACGCCAAAGCGGCCAAGGAGCTGCTGGCCCTGGGCGTGATTGGCCCGGCCGTGAAGGCCCAGGCCAAGGCGGATGCCAAGACCAAGACCGAGGACAAGGCCCCGGCCGCCGGTGCCGACGCCGCCAGCTCCGGCGAGAACGCCGAAGCCGAGGGAGGCAAGTAGCCCATGGCCTACGCCAGCACACAGGACATGGTCGCCCGGTTCGGCCTGCGTGAGGTGATAGCCATCACCGACCGGGAGCACGCCGGGGACGTGGACGAAACCGTGCTCGTCCCGGCGCTTGCCGAGGCCACGGCGGAGATCGAGGGCCACCTGGCCGCCCGGTACGCCCTGCCTTTGGTGGATGTCCCGCTGCTGGTGACGGGCATTTGTTGCGACATCGCGCGGTACCGGCTCTCCGGCGCGGACGTGCTGGAGACCGATCCCACCCGCAACCGCTACCGCGACGCGGTGCGCATGCTGGAGCTCATCGGCGCGGGCAAGGTTAGCCTGGGGCTCA